TTTAAACCAACATATATATTCTCTAATTGGTTTCTAAAATCATATGCCAATACGTCTGCGGCATACAGGACGTTAGCTCTGTTGTATACCCAGTTACCATCTTTTCCGTAAGTTGTGTTGTCCACTACAACCCTGTATCCACCTGTTTGTGGTGCTTCCCAGAAGGTTATGCCAGATTCTATAGCGTCATCATACTGAGTATCCGGATCAAAGTCAACCACAATATCTTGTTCTGCCGTAGACATTGCTTGACCGGTATGACGTATACCAGACATATTGAAATATTTAAATGTCATCGGATTACCTATAGGTGATCCACCTCTTGCACCGGCTAATAGTGCAGCACCGGCCCAAGGTTGAAACCATTTAATATTGCCCTCTGAATCAACTTGACGGACATCCTGTATCGTAAGTTGTACTCTAGCAGACGATAGATCTGCGGCCTTTGTCTTGCAGTTATCGTAGCTAGCTTTAAGAGACAGATATCCCTGACGTTCTGATTTCTTTTTGGTCGTGGTCATTAGGCTTAAATGAGTCTTTACTGCCTGGTGTATTGCATCTATGGTGTAAGAAGAAGCAGAATCTGTTAAATCATCATCTGCGTCTTCTGATGCATCTCTAGAGAAAAGAGGCACGACAGAGTTAACTCTTATTTTTTCAAATTTAGCAAGCGCATCTACTATGCTAGAAGAGCTCGTTGCGCCTTTTTCTCCACCGCTAAGATATTTGCTAGAAGAAACACCTTGTTGATCTGGTAGACCTACTTTTTTAACCTCAGATGCAGAAGATAGAGGAATAAGTTCTACTTGTGTAGATAAACTAAAGAAGTTAGCAACTCTATCTGCATCTCTTTTTATTTTAGCTGGTTTAAGCGGGGTTGTTCCGGTCCATAGCGCCCCAGCTTTATCAACATGATCAAGTACGTCGACAGAGAGTTGACCTAACTTAGTACTTGCTGCCTCAGCAGACCACCCATCTAAAGAATTTATATAATCAGCAACAGACTGAATCGTAGGATACGAGCTCTTTTTTAGCTCATACGATTCAGAATCATCTAATAGAAAAATGCTAGTGTCTGTTATGGTCACATACCCATATAGCGCAGATGCCCCATCTCTTCCAACAGATAAAACCACTTCTCCGCCCACAACAGCACTTTCTTCTAGCGTAGACACCATGTTCTTGATAACCATAGACGCCTTAGGTTCACCTAATGAAGAAGACTGTCTATGATTATTGAGACCTATTGTAGAGTTTATATTACCGTCTGTTAACTGTGCACTTCTTGAAAAACCTTCTCTATGCGCAGTACTGGAAGGACTTTGTTTCAACCAATATGCGCCGGGATTAGACATGTTGACGCTGGCAACAAGTGAATCAGGAGGAAGTGCGGCGTTTATGGCTGCCACTAAAGCAGCAGCATCCGCATATGAACCAGCAGCAACAGTGGCTGTCTGTTCTCCGATATCTGTTCCGCCGTTTATCAGAAATCTTAATTCGTCATTAACGCCGGTAACTACAACAACCGGATATCCTCCTGGGATACCTATGCCTAAAGATGGCGCATCTTCTACTATTAAAGTGTTTTTAAATGTAATTTGATTACCACCAACACCCCACTCCAAAGCTCTAAGTATTCCAAAATCATCGCTTCCACCGCCTGCATCAATGGGATCAAGCGTTGCTCTAACAGATTCGTTTGTTTTATATATATAAACAGCTTGAGCACCACCAGGTATGGCTCCATCAGCGCCAGGTGCGAATAACATGCTGCAGGCGTCGACTAAACTACCTTTTCCGTATTTTGCTCTTATTTGCGGTAGTTGATCGGGGCTAAATACGTTGTTGGCGATATTCACTTCTGCTGATCCAGGCGCTCCTGCGTCTGATTCCCCAAATATAGCAACTAAACCTGTTGGACTTAGAGGAAAACCTCCTCCTAAATCTATCGTAGTTTTAGAATAAGCACCTGGTTTGTATATTGTAGCACCATTAAAGCTAATATTTATCGCCATGACATTCTCCCGAATCTATTTTATTAAATTATAACATGCATATATAGCTAGATTAATCTAGCTTTAACCCATATTTTTTAAGTGCATTATCGAACTGTTCTATAGTGCACATTTTTGGTAATTTTCTAGCTGTAAAGTCAGCTTTTATTATCTCTTTATGATGATGTGTTGGTATCTTATCTTTTCTTAAAACATACCAAGTATCAAAATCTACTTTTGGGGCGTCATCTACTTGATCGTCGATGACTTGATTTACTTTATTTTTTCTTGATTTATTTTTGCTCATATAGGCCTCTATTATAGAAGTACATCTTCTATGTCTTCTTCGTCGCCAACTCTACCAACCCTTAAACCTTCATTATACTCAGTATTTAAGTTTTCTATATTAACATCATCGCCCACAGAAATAGACGATGGGCTCTCTAAATCCATCATTGGATCCACATTGACTTCTTGTATGTCTAGATACTTATCTGCAGACCAGAAATTCTGAGTTGTGCACTTAAACCTTATCCATCTTGTCCATATGTTTTCTGTCATTTTGGCGTTATCTTTATTATAGTCTGAGGCGCTATATGTATGCAGTCTTAAGCCTAACTTTTCTGCCATTGACTTATGTTTAAATAGAATATAAGATGTTATATAGTACAACCAAAGAACGTGGTCTCCTGCTTTATTGGCATGAATACCTATATCGACCATAACAGTAAAAACTCCGGTGCCCAATTCTCCGTCGTTTTCTATTATCGCACCTAAATCTGCAAAAGCAGCTTTTGACTCATCTTCTGTTTCATTCGCCAAATGTACGCTTATACTTGGAATATTTTGTCTATTAAATGCCCACGCTTTTACTACTGGTATTTTAGTAGTACTAAACCACTTCCATACATCGTCCAAATATTTTTCACCGTAATCAGAGTTTAATTCTTCGTATGTAAACTGACTGAATAAATCATAGAACTCATCTTTATTAGATCTTAGGCGTTTAACACCATAATCTAAGACCTTTTGAATGACTATTTCAGGCATTACAAAACCCATTAATATCGCTCCGTATACTCTTTAATTATGTCCAATATGATGCTGTCTCTCGATTCTGAAAGATTAGCATTTATCTCATTAAGTTCTTCCGTAAAGTCCTTTTCTTTTGGTGGTATTACCCACTGCGTGTTTCTGTCTTGTTTACTGGTTGCTGTTCTAAACTTAATTTTAGAATTTTTTGGCTTTACGTTATTATAATCTTGTAAGGATTTTTGGTGTCTTTCGGCAGATATCGCCTTTTGTGCATCAAAAATATTAGTATGTATGTTGGATTTTTTAGTTAAACTTGGTGCACCTACTGGAATAACTCTATATACGCCACTCCCATCTTTCATGGGCTTAACTGCGCCCGTCAATAATCTATCTAGCATGTGAAAAGGTGGTTCACTGTAATCAGTTCCGCCAGAAGAAGTTTCTATTAAAAAAGAATCGTCTCGCGCCACAAGATCATTTATAAAATCACTAGAGTCTTTTTCGACTCCGCGCTCTATAGCGGTGTCAATCGCTTCATTTAGTTTATTTTTAAGAGCTATACCTATTTCCATCTCAGCACTTTTAACTATATCTTCTACATCTTCATCAGAAATTCCCTTAGATAGTAAATAATTTCTAAGATAAAAAAGTTCTAAATTAACATTAACCACTTTTATTTTTCTTTCTTAATTATTTTGGCCTTCATGTCGTTAAGAAAGTTTTCTTTTTCTAATGTGGTCCATTCAGATGCAAAAGTTATTCTTATTTTTCCTTCTGGTGATATCTCTACCAATGGTCGTGGTAAATAAGGGTATTCTTCCCTATGTATCTTGTCTGGATCTTTTTTAACAGACGATACTGCTTGCAATGTTTCCGGCTTTTTACTCATGTCTTCTATTTTTTGCTGCATTTCTCTAAGTTTTTGCTGTATATCTTCTAATTCTTTTTCGCTAAGGTCTTTTAAAGTGTTATGTTTTCCGATTACAGTATGCACTACATCTTCTAATTTATCGAAGAGTTTCATTATTCTGCTTTCTACTTGTTGAATGTCAACCGCAGCGTCGTTCCTTATCTGCTGCCTAATGTTTTCCATCTCTTCGTAGATATTGCCGATATTGTGTTTTTTGTAATTGTCCACCAATGACTTTAAACCGTCTTTTATGCTGTCATCTGTTATCTTGTCGTCGGAGACAAGATCGATGATCTCTTGGTCTTCTGGTAAATACCACTCAAAAATACTCATCAATGCTGCAGTAAGCTCTGGTAATGATTTATTAGTGAATTGATAAATAACCTTATGACCATCTAGCACGTTACCAGAATAAACGTCATTGGTATGTTTTCTTATTTTTACTTTATACGTGTCAAACTCTACGTCTTTAAAGTCCTCGTCCTGCATGCCGTCTACACTTGACTTTAATTTTCTAAATAGACCTGTACCTACTAGCCTTAACGCGTCGCCGTGCGTTACTTCATATACGGCAGTAGATTTGTCTCTTATTATGTTTTTTTCTAAAAATTCTTGAGATTTGCCTAACTTATTTTCTACAAAATACTTTAACGGCTCAACACAGCAATGACGAACATCTGACCATGGAATGCTATGGGCATCGTACCACTTAAAGTTCTTCATCTCGCTACTAGGAGTTAACTTGCCTGTATAGGTGTTGGCTAAAAAAACATCGCATCTGTCGCCGTCTACATTACCAGACCATATTTTGTGGGTGGAATCTACGTTTAAACCAGTTTCTTCTTTTGTCTCTCTTATGGCTGTAAATTCAGAATTTAAATCATTTGTGTCGCAAGTTCCACCGGGAAATGCAAGTTTACCTTTAGCATGATGACCCAACAATATTCTATTGTTGTTGTCCATTATCAGCATGGCTGCGGCCATAGACATGGCCTTGTCTAAATCTTCTATGTGCTCGCTTTTTTCAGCATGTTCTTTTTTATGTTTTTGCTTTTCTGCAGCTTTTTCTTTTCTGGTCTTTTTATCTGCTCTTTTTTGGTGCTTCTTTTTTGTTCTATGCTCGTCCCAGTTTCCGCCCTCAAGTTCTTTACCCTTACTCTCAGGCAAATCCTTTTCTTTTACATGGCTATTGACGTATTGTCTGGCAACACTGGGATTAGGGCCATGGTCGCCTCTTGCGGGCTTCTTCTTGTTGCCTTCATGAATGATGGCCTGCATCATTCTAAATTGTTTTTTGCTAACCGGTGCTGGCATTATAGTTTCCTTAAACTTATTATAACTCGATATTTAGCTTAATTATGTTGATATGTTAGATATCTTTTCTGCATTATCTGCCATGAAATCTCTTCTAACCAAAACCTGTTGAGGCAATCTTTTAGCTTGTTTTACACCGTTAACTAATTCTTGAGTTATTCTTAGCTCTCTTAAGCACTGAAGAACTATATAAACCGGTTGAGCAAAATATGCCCAACCTATAACTTCACCTCGCTGATTCGCGTAGTCATATTGCGGTTCTTTGCCGGACACCCACTGTATAAACCCTTCTGGGGAGATCGTGAAATCTTCGTTTACCTTATAAAATTTTTGAATGCCATCTGTTATGGATGAGGCGTACTCTACTTTCGTAACATCATATCTAAGTTTTTGTACGCTGTCTTCAGTAGGCTCATACTCCTTTAATTCCCAAAGTCTGACAGTAAAGTCCGGTAATAAAAATTTATCGTACGTATTAAAGTCCGCCTGCTCTCCATCTGGATATTCTGTTGGTAAAGTTACCACAGCAGTACCTATCTCCCATACACCGTGAGCCTCAAATGTTTTTTCTATGGAGTTGCCGGTAAATACCCCCCATATTTCTTTTTCGTCGTAGTATATTATGCCAGAATCATCGCAGAACTCACAATCCGGTTGATGACCCTGATATGACGTAGATTCTATATTCATGCATGGTATGGCTTTTTTATGAATCATTCTTATACCGCGCTGACTAAGTAGCTGATCGAAGCTAACACCTTTTATGCTAGGATCGTGTATGTATAGCGGCATACTGGAAGGTGTGGATAACGGAGAAGTTGTTGGCGCACCTGGATATGGTTTGTTTGGACGGTCCATGCTCATAATTATATATTTTACCCTATAACTAGATACAATTATTAAGTTATTGACGTCATCGTAACATAATAACAGTAAACTAATGAATTCATAAATCAATAGGTGATACAATATACTTGTATAATTAAATCTGATTTTATAAAAATGAATAAAGAAGACATATTAAAGAAAATAATACAAGAAAAGGGCAATTGTTGCTGGTCCAAACCCAGCATATGTAAGGAGTGCCCATTGAGTCGACTAAAGCAAAAAGAAGACGGCAACTGGATGTCGTGCGTAGAGGCTGTCGGAATAGAAGATCTATCTGAAGAAGAAGCTGACGCTAAGTATCTAGAGATAGCTACCAGATTACTTATAGATAAAGAAATAGACACTATAATAGGTGAAGATAGTGGCGCTAAATAAGCAAGATATAGAAGTATTAGAGCAAATAGTTGACTTAAATGGCAAATGCATGGATTCGCTCAGATGCTCTATTTGTCCCTTTAGGGCCATGTGTCTACCTGAATTCCTAAATCCGACGCCTCCATCTACCAACTATAGATTATCTATAGCGCTAGATATTTTAACCCATCAGATGTTCATGGGTGAAGAAGTCGAGGTAGAAGATTATAGATGGAAACGATGACTAATAAAATAAATACCAACTTAAGAGATAAGAGCGCAGAAGATATAGTTAAGTTTAATCTATACATGTTCATGATGCGTCTTGTAGGAGACGATATTTACACGAAGGTGTTTAACGGAACAGGTACACGGCGAGATACAGATAAAATTTTAGACAACCCACATTTTTATGTGTTTTAACTTAACGCATAACAGCGACTGTCATCGATAATGAGCAAAATTCTAGAAAAAGAGTATGATAATCTAAGTTCTTCTGATCTGGCCAACCTGATCAAGCTAGCCTACTTTCTAAATACTCTTGGGATAGCAGCAGCCGACACCTATGTCCTGTGGAAGGATTATGTGGCTAGATTAGAGACAGAAAACTATGCTAAACCTTACATTAGCGGATGAGTTCTTCTAAAATAATCTCGTTGTTGTGGTCCACATTAAATCTAAAATTATCTACCAGTACGTCAAGCGTTGTTTCACTTAGATAAAATTTTTCATCGTTTAACTGCATTAAGGTTCGCAAGAATCTAAAAAGATTTCTTTTGGCCTTATATTCCACAAGACAGTTCATTTGTCTTTGTACTCCACTATGAGCATGTCGCTGAACCAATGTTCTACCTTGTTAAGCTTATTTAGCTCACACACCTGAAGAGCGTGTAAAAAGTTCAGTAATTTTACAGTGACATTTAATTCCATGACATCTGAAAAATCTACTATATACGAACTATCTTTATTTCCAGCCTTGTTCATCTGCTCTCCATAAAGTTAACGTAAGCACACTCGTATGCACTAGCGCCGCCCAGCGCGCCCCTATCTCCGTCATTTCTAAAGGGGCCCCTTGCTCCACATCCGGCAGAACCTATACCTAACTTATCTAGAAAGTCCATCAATTTATATTGGGGCTCTACTATCTCTTCTATGTCGGCATGCATCGTTGCAACTAAATATCTAAAAGCTTCATTAACGTACGGCATATCAAACTTTTCTAGTCGTGGACACCACCATCGCGTCGCACTCTTCCTTGCCTATAAGACTTTTAGTAGAACCGTACTCGTATATCACAGCCATCACAATAATAATCTCTAACTTGCTAAGAAGCTTTATAAGAGATTCCTCGCCTTTGCATCTTATACTCATCTGAAAAACTTCACCAGGCTCCACAAGAGTACTGCCTAAAAAAATCGATGTAGCGCTCATCTTTGTGAACGCCTAACATCACTAAAAGTCTAAAAAGGTTATTGTAGCACTGTGTTGATACGTGCGCCTCGCCGTATGCCGCATCGCCGTGCCGGCCTACATACTCGATAGGGCATCCGCACGCTCCAAGATCGCGCGGATCGCTGCTTGCCGCATGATCAACGACGCTGTTCTCGTCGTCGCAGTAGAACACGTCGGAGTAGTCTGATCTAAAGGTTACGTGTATCATACGACGTAGATCTTCGTCGAAGTCAGCGGCTTTTGCAGATTCTATGCCCATGCCAGATAACACGTATAATAATCTATCTCTATAAACTTGATCTACTCTTGACATCTGTCTGGTCCGTCGACGCCGAGCTTGTATAAAAACAGCAGCAGATATACATGATGCTGAGTGAGCTCATCTTTTGGGTTATTGGCCTCGATAAGACCGCTGTGTATGTAGTATGCTCGCGTAAGATGCGATAGTATGCTCATAATAAGATTATACAACAGAGAGTTGTCAAGTTATGTTGCCGGGTGCGCGCGCGTAGTACTGTTGCGGTTAAATTTAAGGATGCTGATGTGCGGGGTATAGGGCAGCAGTGTTATAAGTTTAGTCGCGACCGATTACATCTAGTTTTACAAGTAGGAACAGTATCTTGAGATGGCCGGTTGTGATGTTTCTCAGGGTGTCGGCGTCGATGTTTTTGATTATGCTGGCGTAGATTTTAGAGAAGTCGATTGTGGTCATGTTTTTTATTTTATATTATAGAAAAAGCAGGTACCGGTTAAATTATACCTAATAGGGTGGAAGGGTGGCGGGCCCCTATTTATAAAATGCTTATATAGAAAGAGTCGACGCAGCGTGTACCCGTACCGACTTAAGGGATCCCTTGAGAGCAGAGGCTAGCGGGCCCCTTACTCTCGGTAGTGCCTTCTTTCTGACTTCACAATCATATGTGAATATCAGAGAGATCTGATACTACAAACAGTCGAGCGATCATCCGATCGCACGATCAATCAAGGAGAGCGATACATGCTTAATCAGAAGGAAGCTGTGTTTCAGGCAGTGGTTGGCGTCACCGGCTTCGCTGGCGAAGGCACCTGCGAACCGACTCGCGAGCAGAAGGCGATGATTCATCAGGTCTTGGTCGAGGGTTTCAGGTCGGGCAAGATCAAGATCGACACGCATTACCCCGACGAGAAGCTCAAGCAGTACGTCGTCGGTCTTCTCAATAACTGGCTTCGCAAGGATACTCGGCTGAACGGCGGATCGGCATACGTACCGAAGAATCCCGGCTCTCGCCAGGGTTCAGGTGATGCCCAGCTCAAGGCTCTTAGGGCTCTGATGAGTGCCACTGCGGGAGATGCCGAGCGAGCTGAGATTCAGCGGTACATCGATGCTCGCACTGCGGAGATCGCAGCGGCCAAGCAGCCGGTCATCGACTTCAGCGCTCTGCCTGAGTCGCTGAGAGCTAAGTTCACGAAGAGCTGAGCGTCAGGTGGGACTGGGCGGAGCATGGATGCTCTGCCCTTCTCTAGAGGGAGGTTGCCATGCGTCATCTGATCATCTACGACAGCAAGAGCGATGTCTACAGCATCTACGCCATCGTGGAAGGAGAGTCTGTGTGGGTTAAGGACTGCAAGGGAGCCGAGGAGATGATCCTTGAGGCTAAGACGGTGAGCGCTCACAAGTCGCTCATCGACAAGCTGATGCGCTACGGTCTTGCTTTCGTAGGCTGAGTGCGACTGGGAGCGGAGAGCTGGACTCCGCTCCCTGCCCACTTTGCTGGGCTGACACTGCTACGCCGCATATATATAATCTGACATTATATAATAATATAAATAATGATTATTAATTTAATTATTATTTATATCAACTGCTAACTCAAAGGAGTACACATGATGTCTAAAGTAATCACTCATGTTGGCGAAAACAACTACATCGTCGCTCTGAATCACAGAGATGTGCGCCTGTTCGTGGATCTTGAGTCCCACGAGTTAGACGGCTCACCGGTAGTGAGCTGGGACATCGACGATCCTAACGAGGACCTGATCGACCACGATGTGGTGACACTCGTCAGATCCGATGCTCGGCAGCGCTAAGTTCAACAAAAGCGAGACATGGATGTCTCTTTTCTTCTGAAACAACGACACACAGGAGATGAAGAGAATGAATGTTGATAGAATTCTGGAAGTACTTTGGATCTTCGAGTCTGCGCCGAGTGCATACATTCTTGCGAGAGGTTGCACAGATAATCCCTGCTCGGATCAAGAGGCGCGGGACGTTTATGAGAGACCTGAAGGGTACAACGACCACGGCACTGAAACTGTTGTTAGGTCGATGACGCCTCAGCAGCTAGCAATTCTCGTGGCGGAGTTGCTGCTGATCAACAATGAACACAGGGACAACGACGATGCCGAGGCCTACGAGGATCTCGTGGGCAGCACAGACATCGAGTCGATGCTTTCCTGACAGAAAGCTGATACAGCGAGCTGAGCATGGATGCTCAGCTCGTGTAGCGGTGTCAGTTCGGCTCCAGTCTTTTCCGATCTTATATATATATGAGTTTAATAATGAACTCATTAAATGGTGGAGGTCTGTATGGTCAA